CACATCATAATCAGCACTAAAACAATCTGTTACTGATAATGAACTAACAGAAGTTCCACTAGCAGATTTTATAAATTGAAGTTCAGTAGCCATTATGAATACCTTATTCCATAAAGGGATATAGTGCCTGTTGTAAAATTATTTGTAGAGTTAGTTTTAAATCTAATGCCATCAACTGTACTTGCTTGAGGTAAAACTGCACTTCCAAATCTCATAATATTGCCACCACTGCTTCTTTTATTAAATACTTGAAATGTGCTAAAACTGTATTTTGAACTGTCATTTAAGTTGTAAAAATATAAATAACCATCTATTAATATTTGTGCATTAACACTTTCTAATAAAATACCATCATCTCCTGTACTTCTTACTTCTCCAAAACCACCTGTAATAGTTCCATATTGATGTGCATATTGATAAACAGAAGCAGTTTCTAATACTCCACTTTCATAAAATTGAACATCAAAATTTTGTGGGCTACTTGAAGCAACAGGATAACCTAAATTATTTATAGTTACAAAATGAACATTATAACTACTTCCAGAAATGCTTGTAAAATCTATTTCTGTTGCCCCTGTTATTGTTTGAGTTTCAATTAATTCTAATTGTCCAAAAGAAGTCCATTTATTATCTGCTATAAGGTTGTTAATATCATTAGGGTCAAACACACCTGTATTATTACCAAAACTTTGTGTTGGTTCTGCACCTTTATATCCATATTTCAAATCATCTGCCATTGTTATACCACCTTATACATTGTGAACACACCACTTGCTACATTACCTGTATTAAATAAAAATTGTATTCCATCTACTGCTTGTGTAACATCATTAAGAAATCCCCCAGTTGCACCAACTAACTCTGGGCTATGTGCTAGTGCTGAACTTTCTATTGTGAGAAATGTGTATTCACTAGAGTTATTTGCATTATAAATATACATAATCAAATTAGCAGTTTCACTTGTGCCTGTACCTGTATAAATTTGTGTATTCATAGTTGACTCACCTGTTCCAGAAATATTATTAAACCCTGTAGTTCTTAATAATTTAAAAGTCCTGTCATAATTACCTGTATATGCAGTACCACCAACAGTAAATTTTGCAAGTAAATTTATATTATTATTAGAACTTCCAAGATTATTAACTGCCACCATATAAACATCATCACTATCTATGCCTGTTAAGGTAACACTAGCTACTGCACTTGTTACTGTTTCTGTTGCCACTTGAATTAATTGTCCTGCCATTAGCTATCTACTCTCAATCCATAAGTTCTTATAGAGCCACTTATACTTCCACCACCTGTATCAACCCTATATCCATTTAAACTTTGTGTATTTTTATAAACACCAATAGTTTTAGCAAGTCTATTACTTGTTGAAGTTGCAACATCAATAGTTTGTCCTAATCCAAAAGTGTATGAGCTTGATGAATAAGGATTAAATATCCAAATAGTATTACCACCACCTGTTGATGATTGTAATTCACTAAACATATACCAACCAACAGTTTGATTTGTAACTCTTGTTTCACTAAATGCAGTATTTGTTCTTAGGTTAAGTCTTGCAGTATCATAACTGTTATCAGTAGTAATACTTCCTGCTGAATTAATAAATTTTAACCAACCATAATTAGCACCTGTTCCTAGTGTTATTTTATATATATCAAAATCTGCACTAAAAACATCAGTTACATCAACTGTTGCAACTGAACTAAAAGTAGTTTCATTAATTAATCTTAGGTTACTCATATCTGTTTTACTCCATAGAGTTTTATGTTTCCACTTGCTATATTTCCTGTTACTGCCATAAATACTCTAAAACCACTACATTGATTTGCAGTTGTAAAAACACTTCCACCAAAAGAAAATCTTGGTGTATGAACATCTTGTTTTATAACTGTATGATGTGTTGTAAATGTATATTTAGAACTGTTAAGAGCATTGTAAATATAACAATATCCATTAGCACTTGCATTAGTTTCATTATCAACATTAGGTAGCCATATAAATTGTGAAAAACTTGTTGATTTACTTTCACTAAAACTTCCTGCACTATTTCCTAATTGTTGTGCATATTGATAACCACTTGTTTGTGCAGTTCCACCAACTTTAACTCTTATATCTAAGTTCTGTGCAGTTGTACTAGCACTTTGAATATTGGTAGCTTGAAATAAATGTACATCATAATTACCTAAATTATCAAAGTCATAAAAAGTTACACTATCATCAGCAGTTTGTTCCTCAATAAGTTCTAAACTTCCACCAAGTTTTCCCTGTGATTGAAGTTCAGCTACATCAGTAATAGAAAAGACACCACTATTATTAACAGTTTGATTAGGTTGATTTTGTCCTAGATAACCATAAGGCATTTGAACTCCTTTAGGTTATTTCAACTATTGACGCATACGCTTCCAAGTCGCCACTTGCATTACCACCTGTTAGTTGTACATAGTCTCCTGTTTCAAGAATTATTTTACTTGTACCTGCTAGTTCAATAGTTGAATCTGCAGGAACAGAAATTGTATATGCAATTCTTGAATTACCACTTGCTGAATCTACAACATCAGCAGTAATAGTATCATCTGTTGCACCGTCAACATTTGTTATTCTCAAAGTAATCATAATTGAGCTTGTACTTGCAGGTGCAGTATAGATTGTTTGAGCTGAACTCGTAACATCTAAGTATGCGTTTTTAAATGCTTCTGCCATATTTCTTCCTTTTTATCCTAGTGCCAATAATAGTCCAACACTAACGCCACCTGCTGACAAGTTTGCTATATCTTGTGCAGTAGTTCTTTTAAGGTTGTTACTATCATCTGCGTCTCCAATTAATACTATATCACTTCCTGCAACAGTTGTGGTTGTTGCTTGAGCAGGTGCTATTGTTAGTGTGGCAACCCCACTTGTTGTACCACCTGATAGTCCTGATGTTGAAGCAGTAACTATTGATGTAATATCTCCTTCTCCAATAAAATTATTCCAACTTGAGCCGTCATAAAATGTCAATGTGTTTGTATCTTTAAGAAAAGCAAACATACCTTCTTCAGCAGATGTAATAGCTGAGTTTCTAGCTGAAGCGTCAGCAAATACCATAATGACTTGTTCTTGTAAATAATTATTAAAATCAGACGCATTAACTAAGTCGCCTGTACTCCATACTTTAAAACCTGCACCCATTTAGTTATTCTCCTTTTTCTTAAGCATAAACAAATCTTGTTCCTTCTCCAAGTTTAGCTTGACCTAATATCCAAGCCGAGCTTCCTGCAGGACTTAATGTAGCCGTCCAAGACCAACTTTGACTTGAAGCATTTACATTATGAGATATAGATTCAATCCATAGCTCATCAGTAAAGCTACTGCCGTCCACATTGACTATCTTAACAGATATTCTGTCTCCGAACTCTCTACCTAAAACTTGTTCCCAAAGAGAAGTATTTTCTCTAGGATTAACAGTTAAGTCATCAATTCTTACAATAGGTAAGGATGTTTCTGCTATCTTCTGTTCAATTATAGACAAAACATCAGCGTCAGAAACATTTATTGTGGTTTTGTTAGATTCCTTAGCTCTATATCTAAGTACAGAATCAGCGTCAGCTTTATATTGTATTGAGCCACCACTTCTCTGCCACTCATAAACATTAATAATTTCATTATCATCAAAGGAAGTTGATACATTTGTATAAGGTAAATTGCTACCGTCATTACTAAAATTACCTTGAACTGTTATTGCATTTGCATTAGATAATTTATAATCTCTATTCCTAAATGTTGCTTTGCCGTCTTTTGCTATAAAGAATTGCCCATTCTCAGCTATTTCACATTCTCTTAAACCTGTTAAAACATTTGTTGTTATTGATTGAGATATAACTTCTTTAGAACCTGTTAATATATCTCTGCGATTACTAGGGAATCCAATAGCGTCTAATATTCTTGTAATTCTATCTGAGCTTAATTCTTGCTCATCTACATAAGATAATCTTGTAGATAAACCTAATTCTGTGAAACCAACTGTACCTAATCTCCAACCAACACCGTCCAACTGTGATGATTGAAATATTTTAAATGCGTCCACACAAGTAAAAGTAACAATAGAGTCTGCACCTTCAGATATAAACTTAACAGGAACAGATTGCAAGAAACCTTCAAAGATTCTGTAAGTAGTTGCGTCATAAGTAGCAGACATTCTAACTCTTTTAAGTGGTTGTATCTTTGTTCTTGCGTTACCTGAATCATAATAAGGACTAGATGTGTTATTAGGATTAAATCTATTATCTGCGTTTGATACTGAGAAACTCATTGTACCTGCTACGAAATCCCCTAATTCATTTGCTCTACCACGCCTTGTTGTAAAAGCTCTTAGATAAGAAGTTATATCTGTAAAAGATTGTGTCTCATCAAATGGCTCTGAATCAAAACCTACTTCTAATGTTAGTGATACATTGGAATCAAAGTTAGCACTCATTATGTAACTACTGTTATGCCTTTACGCTGAGCTTGTCTAAGAGCTTCTGCAACTGCTAATTGTACAGTTTCTTCTGTACCAAGTAAGTTACCTGTATTAACTGTAATTACTGCACCACCACCACCTGTGCCAACTCTACCACCTGTTCTCTCTGCAAAGTCAGATACAAATTGTTGCTCAGATTCTCCTAGTATTCCAAACTTACGACCTTTAGTTTGCGTTGTAGGTGGTTGCGATTCATCTGCAATTTCTTCTAATCCGTCTATAACCTTGTTTACATTAGTATCAGGCATAGAATCATTCCCAATAGTTCTACCTGATAAATTCATAAGTGCGTTAAATTGATTAGTTAATGTATCTAAGTCTCCACCAATTAACCTAACTATTTCATTGATACCGTCTTTAAACTTTTCTGCTGACCTTAAATCTTCTAATGCAGAATCTAATTCTGCTTTTGCTAAAGCCATTTCTAAAATATTTTCTGTAGAGTTTGCAGTAGCTTTAGCTAATTCTTCTTGTGCTTTGCGATATTCTTCTTGAGCTTGTTTAGTTTTTTCTTGCTGAGTTTCTAATTCATCTAATGCTCTTTGATATTCTCTTTGAGCTGATACTTCTTCGCTTGTCGCACTAATGCTTTCTTCTTGTAATTCAAGAAGTCTTTGTTTCGCAACTTGTAACTCAAGATTCTGTACTTTAGTTCGTTCTTCTACATCTTGTAGTTTTTTAATTGATTCTTTTTGGCGTTCAATTGCTAACTGTTCTTCTAATGTAACCTTTTTAGATTCTTCCTTAGCTTTATTTAACTGCTCTAATGCAAAGTCTCTTTGTGATACAAGTGCTTTTTCTTTTGCTTGAGATTTATTAATTTTATCTAATGCAGATTTTTCCTTTGCAACAAGGTCTAATCTATCTTGTTCCATATCTCTAAGTTTTTGGTATGCGTCATTAAGACTTCTTAATGCGTCTAATCCTGCAGTTGCTCTATCTCTTGCGAGTTTCTTTTCTGCTTCTAGTTCTTCTTCTGTAAGTTCAATAGATTCTTTTTTGGTATCGTTATAGCTACTTGTTTCTCTATCTAATTCGTGAGTATTATTAATTAAATCTTTTTGGATAAGCTCTTGATAACGCATAGCTTCTGCAAATTCTTTATGAGATTGTATTAAGTGTTGGTTACTATCTTCTGTTTCATCAACAACTTTTGAGTATTTATCATAAGTTCCAACAGTTTGTCCAATAGCCCACCCGTTTTCTTCCATAATTTTTCTGCCTTCTTCAAGTTTTTTGTTGAAGTCAGATTGTGGGTCTAGGACACTTATTATTCCACTAGCTAACTTATCAAAGAAACCAATAGTTCCTTCAAGAGCAGGTTGTAATTTATCAACCATTAATAAACCAATCTCTGAAAACTTAGACCCTAAAATATCTATTTGTCCTTGTAATGAGAGAACTTGTTTGTCTGCTACTTCTTGAGTAGTGCCACCTGCACCCATTAAAGCGTCTTGATACTCTCTTATTTGGTCTCCTGCACCTGATAAGATTTTTACTGCGTCTGCAACACCACGATTAAGTCCTAATTGGTCTAACAAAACTGCTTTTTGTTGGTCTGATAAACCTGCCATACCACCGTCAAGTTCATCAATAACATCTGCTAGATTCTTTAAGTTGCCTTCATTATCAACAATGTCTATATTGTATTTCTTAAATACTTCTGAGTTCTTACCTACTGCTCTTGTTGTGTCTCTAAGTAACTGATTAAGTTTCTCTCCTGCTTCAGCACCTTTGACACCCCTGTCTGCAAAAGCTGAGAGAACTGCAACACCTTCTTCAATAGATTTGTTTGTAACTTTTAAAGCCGAGCCTGACTTTGTTGTAAGTGCTTCTGCAAACTGTTGCACAGAAGCGTTTGCTAAAGTGTTTGCTTTTACAAGTACATCAGTAACTCGTGTTAAGTTTTGCAAGTTTTGTTGTGCGTCATCAACAGTTAAACCTAATGCACTCTGCGAGTCAGTAGCCAAGTCAGTAGCAAGTGCCATATCAAACATACCTGCTTGAGCAAACTTGGCAACTTGTGGAAGTGCTGAGATAGATTGTTCAGCGTCTAAACCTGCAGACGCTAAGAAGAAAAATGCTTCTGCTGATTCACTTGCAGATATACGAGATTCTATTGCAACTTGACGAGAAGCTCTTGCCATAGCCAACTGTTGTTCTTCAGTTGTCTGCATAATTGCAAGAGATTGGTTAAGTTTATCTTCAAAGTCTATGAATTGTCTTGTAGCTTCTGATAATGCTTTTACAAGAATTGTACCAACGGCAACTGCACCAATCTTGGCAACTTTACCAAACTTACTTAATTTGCCACCTGAAGAATCAGTTTGCTTACCCAAATTGTTCATTTGGGCTTTAGCTTTATTAAAACCTTCTAATACGAGTTTGATAAGGATATTAGAACTACCCATTACTTCATTCTCTTTTTCTTAGCTTCTGCTTCTGCCATAGCTCGTTGTTTATCCTTTTCTTGTTGTTCTACATAATAAAATGTAGCCCATTGTGAATACTCTAATGATGACATTTTAGTTCGCAGTTCGCCAACTGTCATTCTTAATTCACGAGCTAATCTAAATTGAAAAACTAAATCAGGATTCGCTTTTGAAATCTTCAGCTAAAGCTGATTCAATCTCGCTTCCTACTCCGTTAAGGGTATTAAGTTCTGCAAATATTAAGTCAATGACGGTTGCGTCTTTTTCATACAACTCATCTATTGCTTCATCTGATAGTTCAGGCTCAACAACACTTGCTTTTAATAATGCTTTTTGATAATCAAAAGCGTCTGTTGTTTCTCCATTAATTAATCTACCAAGTTCTATTTGCATTTTTTTAGATATGCCTTTGACTTTAATAGAGACATTCCATTGTGGAATATCAATAGTTTTAGTCGGCACATCAGGTAATGACTTGATGTCATCTAAGTTTAAAATCTTAGCCATACGCCTAGCTCTCCTTTATTTTACTTAGTGTGTACCACGAGTGATTGCACCTGAAACTTGAAGGTCAGCAGAATATCCAACTGCGTCTCCAACAGGGCTAGAAATTGCATAAGAAGTTAAAATTGCTTCTCCTTCATATTTCACATTACCACCTGTTGTTCCTTCAGGGCTATATTCAAATGACAAAGTAGCTGATTGTCCAACTACTGCACCAAATATAGCGTCTGCAGTTGAATCCCAAAGACCTGACAATGAAATTGTCGCGTCCTTAAGACCTGCTATATAAGTTTTATTATCTGCACCTAATGTTGTAGTTTCAGATACATCTGCAGTTTCAGGGAAGTCCACATTATTTACATAAGTTGAAATATCAGTTAAAGTTCCACCTGAATTATCAAGTTTAAAAACTGAATCTTTACCGTGTGTAAATGCCATAAATTTCTCCTTTAATTATTTCTTCCAAGTCCAACTATAACATCAAAACTTGGAGTAGTTCCTGATACAGTATAAACCACTTTTAAGTATCTGTTTATTGTTGTACCACTTGCAATTTCTTTTACTTCTGCACCTGCTGAAGTTAAAGCAGTAAATGTTACCAAGTCTGCATAAGTTACATCATCTGCTGAGTGTGTAATCTTAGCAGTTAAACTTGGTGTTCCACCACTTACTGTTGTTGCTACTATAAAAGCACCACCACCATTGGCAGTAGAGCTTCCATTATCTCTTGCAGTTCCGTTACCTGTAGCCGTTACAGTTGCGTTTTCAAGTACGCTACCACTAAAGAAACCACTTGCTTGTAAGTCAAAAGTTACTGCAACAACATCTCCTACAGGACTTGAAATTCCATAGTTAGTTGTTACGCCTTTGCCAAACATACAATTATCTGTTGCGTCAATACCGTCAAAACCAATAACTGCAACTTTGTCATTAGTTCCGATTAAACCTTGAATAATATTATCTGATGTTGCGTCAAAGAATCCACCAAAAGAAACAGTAGCGTCCTTTTCTCCTGTGATATAAGTTTTGTTAGAGCTACCAAAAGTTGTAGTCTCTCCTACATCAGCAGTTCTTGAAGGCTCTGCACTATTGAGATAAGCACTCAAATCTGTTGAGTCTATAATTACTTTGGTGTCTTTACCGTGAACAAATGCCATTAGTTACCACCTTTGCAACAACCGTTACCACAACATTCCATTATTTTTTACCTCTAGTATTTCTTCTTCTACTTCTTCTACCTGATGACCTAGAGCCACCATATCCATATCCTTTTGGCATATCACTCCTTATAATACACTTATCTTTTCATTTTCCAACTCAATGCTATTTGCTTTTGAGCTTTTTTAGTGAGTTTTCTTCTCGCTTTTCTAGTATTCTTTTCTGCTAAAAGCAAGAATGGAACTAAGGGAGTTCCTCTCTCGTTGATTGATTTTACCACACCCCAAGTGTTCAAGTCTCTACTTGTTGCCCAATCTTCTATGGGTTGTAATGGTGGCATATGTGGTTTTGTTCTCCAATTTTTGTTACCCCAATTCTTCCTTCTCTTAGGTGGTGGTGGTTTATATCCACTAGGTAATCTTTTAAATCTTCCGTGTACAAACTCTGAGTGTGGTGCAGTAGCTTCAATCTGAATCTTTTGTGGCAATCTACCAACCATAGCAACTTGTTTAAAGTCAATAGAGTTTGCTAATGTACCTGTGTCGTTTGGTGCTACCTTCTTGGCATTCTCTGTAATTACTTCTGCGTGTTCATTCATAAGATGACGCAAAGGAATTAAAGTAAAATTACCATTCTGTAATTTTCTTTTTAGTGGTGTAAAACCTTCAAAGCTAAAGTTTCTATTAGTTGCCATAAAGACATACTAACAAAAAAAACCCACCTACCGAAGCAGGTGGGTTTATTTATATTATTTTAACCTAATGGCTCAAAACAATGTTCGCATTCATAGTCTCCTAAGAAAAATACATCTCCTGCGTCCTCAAGAATCCATTTAGGAATTGGTTTAAAACAATTATTGCAATCAATACTCATTGTTGCGTCTAATTGCATTTCTTCTTCTGATAGTCCTGATATAGCTTGATAAACTATGTAATCTCCTGAAGGCATTATGCTAATGCCTTCATTTGATTATCTAACTTGTTAATGCACTTAGTTGCAACTTTAATGTGATGAACTGCACTTTTATACAAAAGTGAATCTTGCATATCTGCATTTACACACTTCATCATATCTTTAACTGCACCTTTTCTTATGCTCTTGTGGTAATCAATATCTTCTAGAATTTCTAACTTTGTCATTTTGACTCCTTTTAATTTGTTTGTTTCATTCATAAGAATATATTATATAATCTTTGATTATAATGCAAGTATTTATCAAAAAAATATGAAAAAAAAGCTCAATGTTTATAGGGTTTTAGAAAAAATTTAAAAAAATTATAGAATTACACCACTTAAAGTCGTCTTTTTGTGTCCTCTAAGTAGTGTTTGAACATCAGGGTCAATCTTGGAGAATAACTCGCTGACTCCTGTATTGACATCTCCATAAGTATTGAATGGAGTATCTTTTCTTTTGAAGTAACGAAGTGATTGAATAAGAGTTGCAGTAATTATATCTGAAGGAATTTGAGTCCAACCCCATTTAGCAGTTACTTGGACATTACTTTTTATTGTTGGGTCAAATCTCTCTGAACTTCTTGTATCAAGAATTGTAATCTTGTTGTAAGGCTCATAGTAAGTTGTGCCGTCAATGATTCTATTTATTCTAGGATTGGTTGGCTCAACAATGAAGTCAGTATTAATTGTTAAAGTTTTTTCATAAGTTCCGTCATCATTATCATCTAACTTCACTATAAGACCTGTTGTTGTAGAAATATCAGGTGTCTCTAAATATAAACTATTGTTTGGTGTAAAAGTTTTAGCATTAACTACGCTATCTTGATAGAATCTTCTACCACAAATTTTATCTATTAATCTACAAGCTGAGTCAATGGCATTATCAATATTGTCATCTTGTGCCGTTCCTGATAAGCCAATGTATGCCTTTAAATCAGCTTTATCAATATACTGACCTGCCACTTAAGACCTACTTTGCTTTATTTTCTTTTGGTTGTTTTGCTTTTGATTCTACGAATTTAAGAGCTTTGTATTCAGCGTCAGGCATTTCCCAACCTTCTCTTGCAATAAGTTTGCCTTTACGCCAACCTTTTGGCATACCTTCAGCAGACTCTTTACAAAGTCCTTCTTCATTCATATAAATATCTTTTTTAATTATCATTTTATCCTTTTTGCTAGATGTCCCACTCTCATAAGACGAATGGGACATCAAAGCCATAATCTAATTTCTTAGAAGTTTGTTATTGTACAGAAAGCAGTTGCACGATAGATTGGGAATCCTAATCTAACGGTTGCTTTCATAACCATAATATCTTTTACGAAGTTTTCATCGTGGGAATCAGACATAGCTACTTCCATACCTTGTCTTGCGACAATATGACAAGCCTGTCCACCACCGAAAACACCTACGATACAAGTTCCTGCAGGTCTAGTTGTATCTAATACTACAGGTAATCCCCATAGTGTTTGTCCAACTGCACCACCGAACTGTCCTGCACCAACAAAGAGTGGGTTTAAGCTACCACTTGTTGTAACTGCGTTTACTTCAGTAACAACTTGATACCAATCAGAAGGGTGCATAATTATAGCGTCAGGACTTAAGAAGCTATCTTTTTGAATTTCTGTGATTGCTTCATAAATTTGACCTACTCTCTTAAGGTTTCCTGCAAATGCAGAATAATCAAAAGTGTTGATTCCTGATTTGTTTAAGATACCTGTTAAGTTAGGTGCTACACCTGACCCTGCAAGTAATTGGTCTCCAACTGCAAGATTAACCATAGTTCTTAATCTTGAGTCAAGATAACCACTTACTGCTGATACATCAGCTAACAATTCTTCTGTTACAGGCAAGAATGAGCCGATTTTACGGATATTCTCTGTTTGCTCTGTAAAAGCAAGTGCGTTTTCGCCTAGAGCTGAGCCTTCAGCTTTAGCACTTGAGTTATTAGTAAATGTAGTTTCTTCCAAATACTTATATTGGTAATTATCTGTTGTAATTGTGTCGATTAAGTCAATAACAGTTTGTGGGTTTCTCAATGCAGTAGGAACGATTAAATCGCTTCTTGTTACTGCAGGTGGATAACCTGTTTCTGTTAATGTTGTTTTTAATTCGACTTGTGGATTCCACTTAAGCTCTGAATTAATGTTCTTTTGCCCATTATTCATAAAACTTTTGTAAGCACTAGATTCAATGAGTTGGTCGCCAAGAGTTTTTCTCTCAACTTGTTCCTTCTCGTTGTGAATAGGCATTGATTTTACTTCTTTACCTTTTTCTAATGCTTCTTCAAGTCTTGCTTCTTGAGTTTCTAGAGCATTTAATTCATTAACTTTTTCATTAAGTTTCTCAATTTCAACATTTCTATCTTCGATAGCTTGTTTCTTTTCAACAGAGATTTCAGAGCCACCTTCAAAGGAGTCCTTCATTTCTTTAACTGCGTCAAATTGAGTTTGTCTTAATGCGTGGAGTTCCTGTGTGAGTTCGTTTAATTTACTCAACTTTATCTCCTTCATTAACTACGCCTTGACTTCTTGCCAAGACTTCTTGTGTATTTAGCCAAAGTGCGTCAATACTATCTTTAGGTTGCTCTGCTTCTTCTTCTCCTAATCCAAGAATGTTATCTAAATCGTTATAGACTTCTTGGATTCGGTCTTGAATCTGCATAAGAGATTCTTGAGCAGACTTTGACAATGTTTTGCCTTTTTCTAAGCGTAAAGAAGTAAGTTCTTTTGCTCTATCAATGAAGTTGTTAATTGTGATAAGCACATTATCAGCTTCATCTGTGAATCTAAGACCTGATTCAACATCTTTAACATCTTTTTCTTTTTGTTCTTTTACTGCAACTGTGTAAGTTGATTGATTTGCACCAACTAGAACAGGAGAGACTTCAAACACAGTAGCAGATTTAATGTACCTTACTTCTTGTGATTGTCCGTCTTTTTGAAAAGTTCCTTGTTCTGCGTCATCAACTTGAAATCCAAATGACCATTGTTGCAAGTCTCCCATAGCTTTGACAATTTCATAGGCTTCTTTACCACTCTCAGACGACATAATAAACTCGCCTTTGAATGTTGCCTTGTCATTATCTTGAAATATTCGTCCTTTACCAATAGGATTCTCCCATTTGTGAGACCATACCATTGGTACTTCGCCTTCTAAACCTTTAAATGATTTTAGTGAGTTTGGTAAAACTACATCTCCGTCAGAATCTACATTATTAAATACAGAGAAAACTGCTTCTACTTTGCCTTCCTTGTCGGTGTCCAATGCAAAGTCTATTGATTTAAACTCTTTTTCCATTATTCTTCTTCCTTTTCTACCCACGCTTCGTTTTCTTCTGTGTTAGGGTCGTCTGCAATAAAATGACCTTTGTCATTCCTTGCCCTTACTTTACTAGCTTCTTGTAATTTTTTTTCTTTTTCGGCTTTTGTAATTTTAACAAGCGTACCTTGTTCAATTAACCATTTAATACTTTTCTGTGGAATACCTTTGCCGTCAATAAACTCGCCTTCAGCAAAGTATTTATCTTTGACAGTTATTCCGTTCATCACTTCATACATTATGTAATTATCTCCACACTAAATTCTACGCCTAAGTAATCAATACTATTTACAGTATAAACACCATAATTAGACGCTTCAACAACTCTAGCAGAACTTATCACTCCACCTAAAGTTGTATCTCCTTCAATAGCTGATTTTACACTTGTACTTCCACTTCCGTCTAAATAAGAATCTAAAGAATCCTGCGATAGTTCTGCGTCCACTCTTGAAACATACATATAGATTGGAATGTTGTAAGTATCTGAGCCACGAGCCATTGTAGAATCATATTCAAGTGAACTCATTACACCAACAACTGCCGTAGGTGGCTCAATAGAATCAGGTACAAAAGAATATATACTTAATCCTGAGATTGTTGCTAATCGTGTTTTTAATCCTTCTCGTATGCTAGATAAACTTGCCATAGGTATTACTATAACAAACTTTTAGCAGATAGCTGACCCTTCGGAGTTGATTGCTGAATGAATGAAACAAAGGGTCAGCTTCTTATCTGCGTGTTCAATGATACAGGGAATTGAATTATCGAACTATCTAATCTTAATACAATAAATTAAGTGTGCAATATATACAACTCTTTACATATTGCAATTCGTGTTTTTCACAAATCATTCTTCTTCTAACATTTTTTTATTCGCACAATCGTAACAAATGTTATGCAAGTCTTGTAAACAACCTAAATAAATACCGTCTGTACCACTATGCACTATGTTTTTTTCTGTATTGCAATATTTACACATTATTCTTCTTCTAACAGTGTATCAAAACATTTAGGGTGTGAGCCTGAAATTATTTGTTCTCTCATTGAAGCGTCAAGGTAAGGGAAGTATTCTTGCACAGTTTTTCTAGGATTATCCCACATATACTCGTGCCAATCTTTTCTTATGACTTCTACTGTTCCTTCTTCTCGACACATAAAACATCTGTTAGTTGGAACTGTAACAATATCATCATCAAGATTCCTATTCATATATTGTTCTGAAGTGTATAAGAGTTTCTGTTCTTGCAAGGTTAAATGACCTGCACAGTTTTTTTCTTCAGGGCAGTTGCATTTAGTTATCATCATCTCTTACTCCACTAATGTCTATATTAAAACTTGGGTGTAAGTTTTTAATATCTTGCTCAGCTCTTTGTATAGCTTCTTCTTCAGTTGCAGTTATGTAATTTTTACTTCCAATAAAAAATACTTTGTGCTTTTTCATTTTTCCCTCTCAATCAATCCAATTTCTAATTTTCTTTTTAGTAACAATCTCTCAGCTAACTCAATTTGTTCTTTGGTTTCTAAGTGATTGTAAATCTGTTCTAGGTTTTCAAAGATTGTCATTACAAACTCACTTTAGAATTACCCCTGTAAAGTAATTCTTTTTCTTTCATTTCTATAACATCTTTTATTTTTATACCGTGTATAGTTTTTGGATTAGGGTTTCTTTTATCATTTAATCTACTTTCTAAAGTATGTCTAATTTTTGTTCTTGGTGTTTCTATATTATTTAATCTTCTTTTTTCAGAATTTATTTTATTTCGTATCTTATTTTCTTCTTTAGTTCTACTTCTTTTAGCATTTTTAATTTTTTGCTTTGCCCTAGATTTATCATTAGTCCAATAAGTTACTGTTGCAGATGATATATTATAACTGTCGGCTATCTGTTGAAGTGTGAAACCAAGAGACCTAAACTCACGCATATCTAAAATATCTTGCTCATTAACTTTATATCTGTTATCTGTCATTCCATTAATTTTCATTCTTCAACTCCATATCTTCTTTGTCTATTTCTTTTTTACAATGTATACATTCGATTGCAGACCAATACCTGTCTCTTATACACATCTGACGCTGCCGACGATCTACTCTGTGTAGATCTCGGTGGTCGCCGTA